TATTGTAGATCAATTCCATGATAAGCCAATTAAGGTTATTCATGCCGGTGACCATGCCGATATGCCTTCATTATCCATGTATGATTTGGGTAAAAAGGTAATGGAGGGCAGACGCTATATTAAGGACATCGAAGCTGCTAATAAAGCTTGGGATAAGTTAAATAAGCCATTAAAAGACTTTAAGTCCTTTCAGAGAGCAAATCATAGAAAACTCTGGGAACCAGAATTACATATTACCCTGGGTAATCATGAAGATAGAATTTCTAGAGCTATTAATTCTGATGCTAAATTAGATGAAGTAATCAGTCTTGAAGATTTAAACTATAAATCTCATGGTTGGAACGTTCATCCTTTTCTTGATGTACTCTGGCTTGATGGTGTAGCCTATGCTCATTATTTCTACAATCCAATGACAGGAAAACCCTATGGTGGACAGAATATCGAGACAAGACTTAAGAACATTGGACATTCTTTCACGATGGGCCATCAACAGACACTCATGTATGGTCTACGATTCGTGGCCGATAAGAGTCAACACGGACTCGTTGCAGGGTCTTGTTATCTTCACGACGAAGACTATAAAGGTCCACAAGGAAACGCCCACTGGCGAGGAATTATTGTAAAGCATCAGGTTCAGGATGGTAGCTATGATCCGATGTTTGTCAGATTGGACTACCTCTGTAGGAGATATGAAAATATGCCTTTGGAGAAGTTCATGAAGAAGAAATATCCCAACCTGTAAAAATTGGGTAATCCCAACCAAGTGGTATGAGAAAGTCCTTCCGAGTTAGATTAAACAATAGCGTCTCTGACTATAACAAAGATTACGCAATTGCTAATCTAGCTCATAGATTTTCTGGTTATGACCCCCAATTTACAGAGACAGAGTCTGGTTTCCTTACTTTTGCTGTAAATACTGATGAGCATCTTACAAATGATGTAATCAGAGAAAAGCTTATTCATTCTAGTTTTGTTGACTCAGTAAGTAGTGGTGACTCAAAAAAGAGAGTTGTTAAAGTCCCTCAATTGAGAGAGGCTCATAGGTCTTACCCTGAACCTACAGATGAAGAATCAGCATTAAGACATCTTAAAAACGATCATAAAAGACTTTTTTTAGATAGACCAGAGGATTCCGTTCAAAGACTTTCTGATGATGCTAAAGAAATTGCTAGTTGGGTCGACGAAACAGATTCACATTTAACTAAAGCTGACGCTGAAGAAATTAAAACTAAGTTTGACCCACAAAGACCCTATCAATCTTTTCATAATATTCTACATATCTTTCCTGATTATAGAACTGACTATGGACTCCCACAAGAAGCTAGGCATGATCATCCAAGTGCAGACTTAAACCCTGAAATTGAACCACAAACTTTTAATTATGGTCTCTTCCCTACTGATGAACAAGAATATCAACATTTCCAGAGAGAAGCTCATAATAAATTAAGAATTTTTCCTGCTCCATGGGACGATAAATCGATAATTAGACATCTTTTACACCAACATAATTGGGATGGTTTTATTGGTGACTATTTTCAAGATCAAGAAAATGGTGGCTTTATGGGTTGGGAAAATTTCAGAGAGATTTTTGGAGACATGACTCCTTTACAAGCTCACCATTCCAGTCTACATGAGTGGATAAAGGGCGGAGGATACGATGAAATTCAACAACACGATCATGACTGGGACGGTGGGCCTAACGATGTTAAAACCGCTAAAAAGTTTAAAGAGTATAAAGACACACTAGACCATGCAGGTATTTTAGTCAAGGCAAAAGATACCGGTAGAGTATTGCTTATCCAAAAAGGTCCAGAAGACAAGCATGGCGAAAATAAAGGTTTATTTGAACTACCCGGTGGCCACATCGAAGAAGGCGAAGATGCTTTAGAGACTGCTATTCGTGAATGGGAAGAAGAAGTAGGTAGAAAGCTTCCTAAGGGGAAGATAAAGGGTCATTGGACTCAAGACACAAATGGTAAGACCTACCACACCTTCCTCTACCAGATTAAAAAGGAAAGCTTAATTGATCTTAACCCTACTAAAAAGCAGGAAGATCTAGAAAATCCAGACAATAAATCTAGAAAGCCAATGGATATTGCTGCCTGGTTTATGCCAAAGAATCTGGAAAAGAAGAAATATATTCGTAAAACTGTTGATAGTCTCAACTGGAAGAAGATTAGAGAAGCTCATCTAGTCTACCCTTCTATTGGTGAGGGTGAAACAGATAAACTAGTATCTCACTTAATTCAAACCCATAACTATAGAGATCGTGATGACTTAGAAGATAGATATGAGTTTCACCTATCTGTCTCTCCATTACAGTCAACAAATGACCCAATTCCATCTTTTAATGAATTTATATCTGATATTCACGATCAAGAACATGATAGTAATGGCTTAAAACATAGACATGCTAGTTTAGAAGATGATGGTAGAGTTTTCCCTCGACCTGTTACATTTACAGACGAGGAGATAGAGAACTTAAAGCGTCATATGATGCATGATCATGGAGTTAAGGACGTATCATTTCCAATCAATTATGTAGAACCTTTAAATGGTGAACCCTTTTGGTATGCAAACACTCGAGATTCTACAGTTAAGGGTGACAGCTACGATACTGTAACATATAAATTACATCTCTCACTATTACAACAACACATGCTTAGACATGACCCTAAGGCACCCTACAAAAATCTAAGAAAACATAAGCATGCTCATGTAGATTTACCATCAGCTCCAAATGATTTAGATAGTATTATTAGACATTTGACATTCCAACATGGTTTTCATGGTGAAAGTTTTCTTGTTCAACCAGGCGTTAGCCTTCATGGATGGCAAGAATTTATTTATGATAATGGACATGAGTATGGCATAGATTTACCTGAAGATGATGATGAAGCATTTAAAGCTGTACAAAACCCGGAATTTTTAGCTAATACTCTCTCTCAGTTCCATCAACATGCTCATGATAGAATAGAGAGTGGTGGAAATCACCCCTACCACCCAATTACCGTCAATCATAAGCACGCTAGCTCAGAAGATAATGATAGAGTTCTGCCCCAAGAAACGTCTGGTCATAAGATTAGAAAACACCTAATGTATGAACATGGATTAAATAACGATACTTTCTTCGATAACGTTGAGGAGCCCTTTCTTGATCATATCCAGATGAAAGAAAATCTCAATGAAGGTATGGACCCAGATGATGATGATTTTTATGATCATCATGGTGATGAGTGGAATAGTTTCTACTATATGCCTAGAGAAAACTTTTATGAGCATCCAAAATTCGTAAAATGGATGAAAGATTACCATGACAGAATTAATGGGGATAGACACTATTTGAGAGACCCAAATCAACCACATAGACATGCTAGTCAAACTGATTTTGCCCATGGTAAGGGTATCAATGGAACTCCTTTAACAGATACAGCAAGTAATAATCCCTTTACTACGGAACAGGGTAAGAGTGGGGTTACTTCTGATCTAGGCATTCAAGAGACTCAGGACCCACAGTATATTATTGGTCAGAGTGAAATTACAGACCCACAAAGAGATAGAAGACTATCTCATGCAAATAATGAATCTATATTTCCTACACCAGAGTTTATGACTCGAGAAAATCTTAGAAGGCATTTACAACATGACCATGGGATGGATGGCCAAGCTGTCGATCAAGTTGCTGGTGTATTAAATGATTGGGCAAATGACTCTATGAGATCTAATGAGCCAGAAGCAGAGCAACTTTTTAGGTCATACAAAAAAGATTTACACGAATCCCAGGAAGAGTTTGCTCATAGAGTAGTTCATGAAGTACGAGGCGGTGAATGGGACGTGGATATGATTAGAGGCAATGTTAATCACAGACATGGGTCTTTGAATTGGGAAGATCGTTATTCTAATAAAAAAGAGCAAGAAGTCGATAAGGATGGATTACCAGTCGAAGAGCTTCCAGAAGGTAGAAGATTAACCGATCTCTGGGGTGGTATTGGTGGTATGGGTACATCTAATGATAAGTCAGGGAATAGCTAATGAGTAACTTTTTTACCTCTCCCCCGGAGAGATCTGATGATATTAAGCTGCATGATGATGAAGGATTTTTAAAGAACCCTCTTACAGGCGGTAATGAATGGTTCCATGCATCAGATAGTGCTGGTACTATCTTTACTAATAAGTTCCTTGAAACAAGTTCTAGACCTT